AAGCATTCTCAAATCTCTCGGATCCTCATATCCTCGCAAGTAATTCTTGTCGCGATAGGTGAATCCGGAGCCGGAATGATAGCCACTCTCCTGCAATCTATGGATCTGCTCCTCCAGTCTATTGACACGGTCGAAGATGAATTCGATTTTCGCCTCGTGTACTTTCAACGCCGCATACGTAGTCAGCATTGCAATGAGACCCGGAACGAAGATCGCCAAAGCCAATCTGGTGAAGAAATCGCCGAAAGCGGCTCGCCCGATTGGTGCCGCCATAGCAATCCATTCCTGGAAATGCTGCCAGTTTTGCATCTCACGGATTGTCGGCAGTAACTCTGGCGATGTCGGTCCCGTTGTAGTAAGCGATGCAATGCTTCCCTTGCCCGATCACGAATCCGGTTTGACCAGAGCGTTTGAGCGTCACAGAGAAGGCTCCGGTCGTATTGTTGAATACGATCCACCATCTGCTTCCATTCGGAAAGATCACATTCCTGGCTCCTGTCAGCAGACCTGTGAGTTCGATTACTTGAGCCTTGACGTTGGCGGCGGTCAAGGTAATGTCTCCAGTGCCGGCTATGCTGATCGCGTTGCGAGTCGCGACGAATGCGTCCAGGGAGCTGATCGCCGCGTTCGCAGTGACTTCCTTGTCCGCTTGCGCTTCTTCGATCAAGGTAATAGCGAGATTCGTCGTCGTTGCCATTTAGATCACTCCTGAACCTGGATACCCGCGTCCGACGCGGCTGGATATCTGATAGACGATTGCATAGACCGGATTTTGCGCGGATCCATAATCTGTCGTCTGTTCCGCCGCGGTGTATCCGACTGTTGGACTGCTCGAAGTCTTCGTACCTCCTCCGCGCCGCTTGCGAATCGTGCCACCACTCGTGTAGGTTGGATAACCAGCAGTATCCTCTCCAACCGTGAATGTATTCGTAAGAGAATTGTTCACAGTGAATTCCCGATCATTCATTGCCGTCATCCCGCCTACACCAGTGATGTGGATGACATCGCCGTTAGAATATCCATGTCCAGCGGATGTGATGACGCCATCCGGTGCCTGACTGATCGCGGTAATCGTCTTAGTCGTTCCTGCGAACAGATCGATTTCGTATGATTCTGTGCTTTCATCGAGCGGCACGTCAATGAAATCGCTCCAGCCTGCGCCTTTTCTGGCTCTGCGCGTCCAGGTTATCGTAATGTTGTTGCTGCCGTCTCGACTTCCAGCCACAAACACCGGAGACAACGGTTTGAGGCGATTTGCTCTCAGCGTCAATGGCTGCGCAGAATTCTGATCGATCGATCCACCGTAAGTGATTCCCTTGTACCATCTCACTGCGCCGACATCGGCGGATGGAGTTTCTATCGTCCTAGAGGTGCCGGATTCGAGCAATGCAAATGCTTCTCCAATCTTGTGTCTGCGCATTGCCCACTCCGTACCCTTGCGACCGCGCAGCAATCCGCTGAGCGTGTAGGTACCGGTCGAGACGAGCGTGGCAGTCGTGAATTTGATCAATTCTCCACCGAGATAAGCCGCGTTTGCTCCGTTCAAAACATTCAGTTCGGTCGTGCTCGATAGACTTCCAGAGATCAATCCAATCGTGACCGTGTTCGTATTGTCGAATACGTTTCCTCCAGAGAAATCTCCTAATCTGGTCGTGGCGAATCCTACAACCGCGGCGTTCGGCCAGGAGATCCCGGTATCCGTGAAGTCTATGTTATCCGTGCTCTTGAATAGCTTGCCGCCTGGCCAGGTTGTGCTCGTACCTATGCCGCTAGCCGCTGCATAGAATCCGTAAGTATCATCTTCCTCCCGCAGCAATCCCGTATCCATCAGCAGAGCATTGGTTGCGATGATCGCGCTTATCGAGCTCTGTCCAGCCGGTCCGCTCGCACCGACGCCAGCTTGTGTGTGAACCGATGATTCATAGCCTGTGCAACGCAATTGCACGAGTCCCTGTCCTTCATCCTTCTGCACGATTATGGCGGTAAAGGTGCCATCCGACATTGCCAGGTCTATTGCATCTCCTGGCTCGAGTCGCGCATATTTTCTGCTTACTGGCAGGCTATGCGTGCGTCGCCCCATCCATGCCTCATACAGTAGGCGATCGGCGATCCGTTGTGCTTCATCGGCTGTCAATCCGATAGGCAGCGTCATCTGTTGTTCATTTTTGCTGCTGACGACTAGACGCCTAGAATACTGCGTCGCAGGCTGGTAATCGCTATTGACATCGAGATAGGTGATCGAGATTTCCGCCGGAAGCAATGGTTCCTGAATGCGCCCCTCAGTCTGCGGCGCAACGCGCGACGATCCCGACAGGTGCGCGCCCATATCGGCCTCCGCGATGGTTGCCACCGCGGCGCTGCCGCGTTTCACAAACTTCAGAATGCCGGCCGATTCGACCACGTCTACGCCGAATGCAGCCAGCAAGGGCCGCAACGCATCCGCCGCCGCCATCTGATTTGGCACAACATAAGCGCGAACATCATCGGTAAGCGTGCTCACACTGATATCCGAAGGAGACAATCCCACTAGGCCGCAGAGATCAGTTATGACGTCTGCCAATTCAACAGTATTCGCAGTTATGCTTTGCTTGCGGTCATAGGCAATGAATCGATTGACTCCTCCGGATGGAGCGCTGCTGTTGAAAATATAAATGCGCTCTGGCCATCTCGGATCAGTCGCAAGTGTATAGGCAGTGACTCCTGTATTGGTGCGTAGCAGCGTTCCTGTCGCGCTATAACGTTTGATCTCTGTTTGTTCTGCCCACAGGATGTCACCTGTATCCCAATCTCTTTCTAAATAGACGCGATCCAATCCGGTAAACGAGCTTGCCCTATCGTATATCTTCGTCGGTGCCGAGAAATCCGGAGGGATGCGCCAAACTTCTAAATCGGTTCCATCTCCGCCATTCTTGAACCATACGGAACCATCTCCAGCCGGGCAGACAGAATAGATTTTGCGTGCTGATTGAGTATAGGATCCCATCGTTACATTGTCGGAGATCCTGATTTTTTCGAGCACTCCATCAGATCCTGAATCATAGGCAATATACAGGTAGCCATCCCACCCTAGCCTGCAATCGTTCGCTTGATTGTTTCCTATTGAGCGGATCACTTCGTAATTGGTAGTCCCTGCCTTGACTCTGACGAATTGCCAGAGGGTCGCGCTGAATTTGCCGCCGAAGTAAAAATCGCCATTCTCATCAGACCAAATGCGTCCAGAGTCAGGATCGGATATTCCGATCGCCACAGGCGCACTGCCTGCTACCCAGACTTGCACGGCCGAATTCACCGTCGAGCTTCTATAGACGATGTCCCCTCTGGCATTAATCGCCGGCATTTCATAGGTCGCGTAATCGCCAGCTGTGTATAGCTCGGGTTTGAACTCGCGGAGGATCTGGCCAGTATATGGACTCACTAGAGCCATGCGGCCGACTGTTGGGCCTTCTGAGGTATGCCACCATACGAACAAATTGCCATCAGGCGCTATAGAGCCATTGACGCGAAGAGTGGCGAACTGGTTTTGCGTATCCAGATAAGCGACTGCAGGTCCGTTCGCTCCTGCCGTGATGACTTCGAATTCGACATTGGGAACTCGATTGCCGAACGGTGCAAGCTGGAGTTGATCGAAGACGACATAGCTGAATCCGAGATATGCAGGAGAATCTCCCTCTATATCTACGATCAGATTGTCAGGCTCTTGCGTCAATGTGCCGGTATAAACCCGGATGCCTTTGGCAAGCCCTTGGGAGACGAGATAGCTCTCGAAGTCGGCAGATGAATCGACGTTGTACTTCAGTTCTCCATTCATCCACATTTTGCGAATGCCGGAGATCTCGCCTTCGAGAATGCAGATCGCCATACTGACAGAATAGCTTGCGCTGGTCGTGGTAACGGTCTGGCTTGGTGGTCCGCCTTTGCCTCCGACTTCTGTAGATGTCTCGCTAATCTTCTCCTGAATAGCGGTTGACCAGATCATGGTCCCGGCTAAGCGCGGCGTACCCCATGCAATCGGAACGCTTCTGCCATAGCTGCTCGATTGCACCCGCAGATCGCCAAGCCGCGGTCCCTCGATTCGTTGATCCGGTAATTCTCCAGGGAACAGCACGCCACCGAGCGTCGCGCCGAGCGAGAATCCAAGATATGGATTGCCGAAGAACGTTCCGACGGCTCCGCCGACGATTGCGAGACCGATTCTGCCGACGTCAGACATTGCACCAATCCGGCCAGCGCCAGATGCTATGCAATGACGCTCGCCAGTGATTCGTCAGCGGTTGTTCGAGGCATTCATTTAGGCGCTTGTAAGCGTGAATCATCGTGTCATCATAGCCAAGCAATGCCACATGCCAGGGATGCAAAGACCATTTGAAGCAAAGAACGTCGCCTGGCTGCATGCTTCCATCTATCACTCTCGTCAAACGCCTCCGCAATTCTTCTAAGAGCCAATCGTTTCCTGTCGGTTTCTTCGGATAGTTCGCTACATCTTTAACTGGCAAACCGGCTTCATTGAATGCTCCGACCAGCAATCCTATGCAATCGATGCCTACGCCACGCAATCTACCTTGATGTACCCACGGTGTTCCGATGTAGCGTCTCGCAGCATGCAGAAGAATGGCCGGCGTAGTCATTTTCCGCTGACCATGCGATCGATTCCAGGCAGGTGCGGAAAGCCACCGAATCTAGGCTTGTTGTCGAATTTCGTTCCGCAATCTTCATCATATCGCTTCAGGCATCCAGCAATGATCGTGTAGGCATCTCCCGCCACGATCGTGTAAGGGAATTCTTCATGGAGCGTTACAACATCTCCCGTCGCATTGAACGTCTTTACCTCTCGCGCATAGCCGATATTCGCGCCGGACGTAAACGTGACTACTCCACCATCAAACCATCCAGTAGGCTGCGTCAATGCTGAATCCGCGAAGATTCTGCGTGATGTAACACTAGTTACAGTGCTGTTGACAGTGCCATCCGGAAACGTTCCGAGATCAACGCCACAACGTGTATCGCCGAGATCATTACCGCATGGCGCGGTAAATAATCTCCCGATGCGTTGATGGAGCTTCTGCATGACACCTACGAGCTCGGCCTCGAATTGATACTTCCCCATGCTGACTTCACCGAGCGTGCCCTTGCGTAGAGGATTGATTCCCTGCGTAAGGTCTTTGTAGTTCACTTCGAATATTTCGATAGCTGCGAAATCCCAGCGGCCTGCGCGCAGGTCCGCAGCCGTGACAGCTCCACCAACGAGCACGCCCTGCACATTCAGGTTATCGACTTCCAGGCCATTGGTAGTCTGGATTGCAGACGGCGTGAATCCGGATGCAGCTTGATATGTGACTCCTGAGATAAGCAAATCTTCGTGATGATCGGTGAAGCCAAGGACGGTAGTATCGCGGAGTGTGCATTTCCAGCATGTGGCAAGAGTGGTGACCTCCTGCGTGAGATGGGTTGTCAATCCTGCGCTTAGGATCTTCATGTCCGAATCTCGCGCATGACCATATTGCCGCGCCAGCGATCTGGTGCTTCCGCGCGCATGCCCAGGAAATCCCCTTCGAACCTGCACGGAATATCGAATTGCCCAATCCAATGCAGTGTTTCGGTGGATTGTGGATACCGGAATCCCGTTCCGCCGCTCGTATAGGCGAGTCCAATAGTAGAGGTGCTGATTGTATGGATGTTGCCAACGATATTGGTGATTTGATGCGCGAAGCCATTCAGGACGGTGCCCACGGTTCCGGTCAATCCGGTCAAGTAGAGCTGTCCACCGATAGCCAGCCCGATCGTGCTGGCCAGGGTTATCGTGGTGCTTGCGCCTATACCTACTGCATTAACTGCAGCGCTCGCGTTCGCTACCCAGGTTACAATTCCGGTAGTCGTATCCAATGCATAGTTGCCTGGAGAACCACCTGCAGTCTGCAATACGCCACCGCGGTAAATCTGCGGCGTAGGCGTGCTCATCGGCTTGCGCAGATTCCGGTATTCAGTGAGTGAACCTGCTGCATATTTCTTTGAGAGCTGATACGTCGGGACACCGGTACCGCTATCCGATGCTCCGAGCCTTCCATCGGCTGCGACTGTGCGATAGTCCCGCGGATCTCGCACGCGAAAGCCGTGCCCTTGTCCTTTGACCGCGCGAAACCATGCATCAAGCTCCGCCAATTGATCGTTCGATAGCGGCATTTCGATCTCGAATCGTAGACGCGGCTGGTCCCAGACGACGTTACGCTGCTCGAATCCAGAATACAGTTCCGCGATCTCGGTCCGATATTCAGGTCCGACCAATGCCCCGTAGGCGATGTTATTCGGAAACCGTGGCGTCTCTATGAAGGACATTTAGATTGCTCTCAGTTCGTGCTTCCAGGCTATCCAGAAAAGCTAACTGATCCTCAAAATGATGACCTCCAGGATGCGCGGCTTCGCAATCGGCTTTGCTATCGTATTGACATGGGCCGAATCCCCAGCGCCATTTCCCGTTTCCGCATTGCTGACAAGGCATCTGATCCTCCTTATATGAGCCGAAGCTCTCGTTGCAGATCGCCCAGGATTTGCTTCCTCGACCGGCGGAAGCTATCGGCATCCTGAGCCTGCACGTTCATATTGATGACCACGCTGCGGCCAGCATCGCCCTTAATGCTCACCGGAACCGAGCGCCCATCCGGCAAAGGAATGATGGCTTCGTTTCGATGGAACATCGCCAGGCCATTTTTGTTAGCAATGCCTCCGGTCGCGAAACTCTGCAATTCTAGGGGCCCGTGCGGCGTCATGATGCCGCCTTTCGCGAAGCCGAAGATCGATAGAACCTTATCGATGAATCCTCCACCACCTCCGCCTGATCCTTCCAGTATGCCGCCGACTGCGCCAAGCAATGGCTCTGTGATTCCTTTGCGCACCGACAGCCGCAGAATATCCTGGAAAACCGCGTCCGCAACATCTCCGAGGTCGCGCAGTTCGACTATGGCATCCTCTATTGCGCTAGAGAAGGTAAGGCCTAGTTGCTGGCCAATGTCGCTGGTCTTCTTGCCGATCTTGTCAATCTCCTTCTGTATTGCATCGCTGGCTCTTGCCGCTTCCTCGATACTCAATCCTCCCTCGATGCCTTCCAGCGCGGCTATTTCTTCGAGCTGCTGTTTGTATCGTCTGGCGGGATCGGCGATCTGACGATAGGCTTCGGCGGTCTGCTCCAATCTGTTAAGCTTCTCCTCCTCCACTACTCTTTGTCTTTCTTCTTCCTCGCGGAAATCTTCAAGGAAATCAGATTGTCTTTTTAGATTCTCCAGTTGCGCCTCGAACAGATTTTGTTCTGCC